TCTGTTTGTGCTAAACCTTGGAGTCTAAATTCCCACATTTAGTCCATGAATGACTAGGACTAGACTGCTTCTTGTAAACATAAGGACACAGCCATTTGATGCTCCTGATATGTCAAGGCATCACTAAACTCAAGGTATCCTTTTGTTTTGATCCTGTGATACAACCTGGATATAGTTATGTAAGTACCTACGTTTTATATTGCTTTGCTAAGAAATGTAGACGTTTCGGGGTCCATGCTGTACTCTAAGTTTTTTGGTATAGGAGGCCTACTTATATAGTCTAAGTCTTCTCTAATACCTGTGTTGTTCTTAATTGATTCTTCCAGCTTGGGCCAATCGGCCCTCTCTGTTATAATCATTATGTCATCCCCTGAGGCATACATGCCATATTTTCTAATTTCTGCCTTCTTGATCAAAAACATGGCAGTACCTGCCTATCTGTTAGTATTGCCTCAAGAAGTCCAGGGTGCATTACCACTACTTATAGTGCTTTCAACACCGAATACTTTTAATAGGGTGGGGCCATCTATACAGGGCTTCCCATTTCTACTGTACTTTAAGCCCGTCATATCTGTGTAGTGTGCAGGCTTCATTGCAACTTTGAAGTCTGTATGACTGCAGTCTAGGTATGCAACTATTGTGTTATACACATTTGGGTTGTGATGGAATATCCTGTTTTTCAGGTCTTGCATATACTAAACTTCACAGGCTTTTTTCTCCCTCCTAGTTACTACTGAGTCCTATGAAGATATATCTATGGTACATATAACTGGGTCTGTAAATTGCACTATTGTATCGTACATAGATTGCTCTAAGTCATCATTGCTAAGACCGACCCCAGGTACAATGTACCCATAGTACTTCTTCATGGCAAAGGCCACCAATACGGAAGCTATGATGATCTTTATTGGTGGTGCTGATATACACCTAGGCTTCTTCTTGGCTGTTTTATCATGTGGCTCTGCCTATTTTAGTTGTGGATTTATGTATGAGACAGCCTCCTAATTAGGGTTTCTATGTATCTTGTCCCAGGATGACCTATACAATTTAGCCTTTACTGGATCAACTACTTAGTCTATATATTCCTCAAATAAAGCTTAGAGGTCTATAATAGGCGGTAATTTGTGTTACAAGTTACGTATTCTCCATTTGTGCACTGAACCTTGGAAATTTATATACTCCCTGTATTTGATATTGCCGTCTTGTTCATCTAAATATTTCAAGTTAGCGAACTGCCTCATCATCATAGCAGATATAAGGTTTTAATAAGACATATCAGGCACCATTTGGTTTTGAGTTATTTAGCTATGGGCTGTAAGACTATTATACTTCTACTAGAATTTTTCGGTAATAATATCTGTGTCCTCCATCTTCTAAAACCAAGATTTAAGCGTTCTATGTTCATTTTATTGGTAGTCATAGAGTTTGGTATAGTGTGTCTATCTAAGATATTGGAAAGTATCCTCTTGTTCCTAGGACCATGATGTTCTATACTGCTCTATTGGGTTGAGAATTTTAGTCATTTCCCTTTCTACTTATATTAGGTTGGCTTAAGTTCCTACTACGTGCTAATCTTCTTGCACATATAGTTTCACCCTATATTTTTTCTCCATTTTTAACAGGTGTACAACTATAGGTTGTTTTGCTTACTTCTCTATAGATATAGTATACCCTGTATGTGTTTTTCCATACACAACTGGAGTGCTGCTGTCCTCCTTTAACAATGTAAAGAAGAGTTCCTGAGTGCTACTGGGGGACTTTGCAACCGCACACTCCTGTGAGTGCTATTCCCAATCTTTGTAAGCACTAGTCTTAATACTTATAGCTTGCCTTATTTCTCCTGACTATATTGGTCTTGC